GTCCCGATCTTCATCGTATCCATCGGAGGTAATAGCCACGTCTTCTGCAAGTACGCCCTGATCGGAGGCACGGTTGATGCCATGGAGAAGGGGTATGGCGGGGGCGGTGCCGGTGGTGGCGGAGCTTCGGCTCACACCGGGTCGGTAGATAACCAGTTCCCAGGCGGCGCTGGCGGCTCCGGCGAGAAAGGTGGCTCCAACGGTTCGGCCGGTGGAAACGTCATCGGCGGAGTTGACTACGGACGTCCTGGCGGCAACGGAGGCAACGGCGGCGGCCCCTACGGTGGCCCTGCCGGTGGCGGCGGAAGCGGCGGCACTCGTTGCGCCACGCACGGAGGCGACGGCGGCAACGGAGGCAAGGGCGGCTACAAAAGCTCCCAGGCCAACGGCGACAGCTCGACCGACGAAGATGTCGATCTTGGCGGCGGCGGCGGCGGGGGCGGCGGCGGCGGCGGAGCTGGCATGTGGTGTGGATCCGGCCAATGGGGCAACGGCGGCGCTGGCGGAGGTGCTGGCGCTGAGGGCGGCGGCGCGTTCGCGGTGTTCGCTCAGTTCAGTCTCGTTGTGACCGGCAGCATCCTCACCAGCGGCGGCGCTACCGGCGGCAACGGCTCCATCCCTCCCGGCACCCCCAACGGCAGCGGCGCGGCCGGTGGTTCCGCAACCAGCGCAGGCTCCCGAGCTGGCGCGGCAGGCACCACCTGCGGCGACGGCTGGTACTCCGGCGACGGAGGCGACGGCGGTGTCGGCGCGGGCGGCGGTGTCCTCCTGGTGTGCCCCGGCCCGTGGGGCATCATCGTGTCCGGCACCATCGACACTCGCGGCGGCAACAGCGATACGAGTAACTTTGGCTCCCTCAAAATCTTCGGCGTAGACGGTAAGGTGGACCTCACCGGAGCCACCATCTACGCGGGCTGGAACAGCTCGTATGGAACCCCCTACAACCCGAAGAACAAGCAGTTCAAGCAAGCCTGCTGCTAGAGGAAGCACAGCATGGAACCAACCATCGTCAAACTCGTATTCGTGATGCTGGGGCTGATCCTCTCCATCCTCAGTTCGATCACCCTCTACCTGGTACGCAAGACCGCAACCAACACCGACCGACGCCTGAGCGCCATCGAGAAGACCCAAGGAGAACACATCAGGACGCTGCAGGCTCTCACCGAGCGCCTTCTCAAGGACTATCCCGACAAGGAAGACTGCGACAAGCGGCACTTCGGGTGCGACCGTCTCCTGGGAGACCATGAAACCCGCATCCGTGTCCTGGAGCATCAGGCGCACGTTCACGGCGAAGCACAACCCGCCACCTAAGGAGTCCAGCCTATGGCCAAGCAAGCCACCGAAGACCAGCTGGGTGAACTCCATGCGGCCCTGGCCCGCGTTCTGAAATCTCGAATCGAGAATGGAGACGCCACGGCGGCCGACCTGAACTGCGCCCGGCAGTTCCTCAAGGACAACGGCATCGAAGCCATCCCCGGCGAGAACAAGAGCCTGGATGAGCTGACCAAGGCTGTCCGCGAGATCAACCCGGACGAAATCCACAAACCCCACTGACACAAGGAAAACCCATGATCGAAGTACCGGGGCTGCCGCCCCTACCGGACGAGTTCGGCGATTTTCGCCGTGCCCTGTACCTGATCTGGCGTCACCTGAATCTCCCCCCGCCCACCCGCGTCCAGCTCGATATTGCCCACTTCCTCCAACACGGCCCGAGACGGAAGATCATCCAAGCCTTCCGTGGAGTGGGCAAGAGCTGGATCACTTCCGCCTACGTTGACTGGCTGCTCCGGCTGAACCCTCAGCTGAACATCCTGGTGGTGTCCGCCTCCAAGGAACGCGCCGACAACTTCTCCACCTTTACCCTCCAGCTGCTCTACGGCATGGACGTTTTCCAGTGCCTGATCCCCAGATCGAACCAGCGAGAGTCCAAAGTGGCCTTCGACGTTGCTCCGGCCGAGGCTGACCACGCCCCCTCCGTGAAGTCCGTGGGTATCTTCGGACAGATGACCGGCTCCCGCGCCGACATCATCATCGCCGACGACATCGAGGTGGCCAACAACTCTGAGACTCAGCTGAAGCGAGACAAGCTCTCCGAGGCGGTCAAGGAGTTCGACGCCATCCTCAAGCCCGGCGGGATGATCACCTACCTGGGCACCCCTCAGACCGAAGAGACCGTCTACAGCGTCCTGCCGGAGCGCGGCTACACCAAGCGGGTGTGGCCCGCCAGGTATCCCACCGGCAAGGAGCTGGAAGTATATGGGGCGGACCTGGCTCCCATGCTGCGGGAAGACCTGGAGTATGGCCACGCCAAGGAAGCCGAGCCTACCGATGCCATGCGCTTCAACGAGGAAGACCTCCAGGAGCGCGAGGCGTCCTACGGGCGCTCCGGCTTCGCCCTGCAGTACATGCTCAACACCGCCCTGTCCGACCAGGACCGCTACCCGCTCAAGCTGCGCGACCTCATCGTGTACCCCCTGAGTGGTGAGATGGCCCCTGAGAAGCTGGTCTGGGCGGCTGACCACCGTACCATCCTGGAAGACCTACCCAACGTGGGCATGAAGGGCGACCGCCTGTACGGCCCTGGGTTCATCGCAGACAAGTACGCCCCCTACACCGGCTGCATCCTAGCCATCGACCCCTCCGGCCGGGGCAAGGACGAGACCACCTACGCGGTCATCAAGATGCTCCACGGCTACCTGTTCCTGATGGAGGCCGGGGGCTTCCAGGACGGCTACGACGACAAAGTCCTCCAGAACCTCTGTCACATCGCCAAGAAGCATGAGGCCAAGAGGATCATCATCGAGTCCAACTTCGGTGACGGCATGTTCACCAGGCTCCTCCAGCCTCACCTGCAGCGTATCTACCCCTGCACCTGCGAGGAAGTCCGGCACAGCATCCAGAAGGAGCGCCGGATCATCGACACCCTGGAGCCGGTGATGAACCAGCACAAGCTGGTGGTCAACCGCCAGGTGATCCTGGACGACTATGAGTCGGTAAAGCACCTTCCGCCCGAGCAGGCTGTCCGGCGCAGGTTGTTCTACCAGATGACCCGCCTGACCTCCGAGCGAGGCTCCCTGGCCCACGACGACCGCATCGACGTGCTGGCCATCGGGGTTGCCTACTGGGTCGAGCAGATGGGCCAGGACGCTGACAAGAGGATCAGTCAGCGCCGTGAGCAGGAGCTGATGGAGGAGCTGAAGGTCTTCACCGGAGAGTCCGCCCTCAGCCCCGACCTGCTCATTATGAAGAACATGCCCATCCCCACCGACCGCGACGGGAACCCCTACTTCAAGAAGACCGGCCGCCTGCCCCGTGGATTGAGCGGAAGCGGCTGGCTCACCCGGTCCTAAGCACGAAAACCCACCGGAGGCTTACGGAGGCGCTCACCACGGCCTTCAAACATTCCTCCCGGTGTGATGACACTCCCGGCCCAGAGATCGTCGATCCTGGGGCAAATCAGAAAGGATCACCATGTCCGCATTCAACAAAACCAACGTGGTCTACCTCCAGGCCCTGGCTGTGTCCGACTGGGCCGCCGCCACCGCTTACACCGCCGGTAACCTCGTCAAGCCTACCGCCGAGAACGGCTACTTCTACGAGTGTACGACCGGAGGCACCAGCCACGCCACGACCGAGCCGACCTGGCCCACCGTTCCCGGCCAGACCGTCACCGACGGAACCGCTGTGTGGACCTGCCGGGCGGTCAAGACCAGCGCCGTGGCCGTGAGTCGTCAGCGAGACGGCGGGCTGATGTTCCACGACGTGGAGGCCGGGGGCAACAAGCAGTTCCTGCGCGACCCCGTGGCCAGCAAGCTCTTTGACGTTCTGAACCAGCTGGCTTAGCCATGACCCTGGTAGTACCTAAGCCTGAGGCAAAGCGGGACTACCAGGCCGGTCAAATCTTCTTCAGCTACATCCACGGGAGCGCCTTCTCGCATGGCATCGGTCTGGTGTCCGGCGGGGAGGCGTTCCTTAAGGATGAGCTGGTCCCGAGCCACACCGGCATCGTCCTGTACGACGGCATGTGCATCGAGGCCATCTCCAGCGGAATGACCATTACCCCGCTATCGAAATACTTCGACGACCGCCACGCCATGATCTGGTTCAAGCATCCCCGAATGCTGGACCCCCGTGGCCTCCTGTGGATCGTCGAGGAGGCGAAGAAGATGGAGGGCATCCCCTACGACTGGCTGGGTCTGGGCGGATTCCCTCTGACCGATCCTGAGGACCGGGGCGAGAACGACAACTTCTTCCAGGACGACGACCGCCTGTTCTGCTCCGAGGCTGTTGCCACCCTGCTCAAGAACTGCCCCTACACCCCTCCAACTTCGAAGAGGCGCTTCCTTAAGAAGCACCCCAGCTGGTGGACTCCCCACGACCTTAACAGTGAAGGAATCCTATGGGCATCCTGAAAAGACTTTCCCTGGGCCTGCTGATCATCACCCTGTGCCTGTCCGTGGGCTGTGCCGTGGCCATGAGCAAGAAGCAGCGCCTGGCCGTAGACCCCGTGACCAAGAAGGTGCTGTACGACAAGGATGGCAAGCCCATCATCCTCACCGACGAGATCAGCGCCGAGGACAGCTGGCACAACGCCCAGGTCGAGAACCAGAAGGCCGCCAAGCCTATCGCCGGACTGTTCGCCCCGGATAACGCACCGCTCACCCTACCGGCCGGTGCCAAGTTCGTGGTCTATGGCGAGAACGGCAAGCCCAAGGCTCTCCGGCAGTACAAGCACAAGGAGACCCAGGTTATCGAGGCCACCGGCAACGCACTACTGAAGGTTGGCCCGCACGTCGTTACCGGCATGGCCGTGAAGGGCGCGATGGATGTCGCTGGCTCTCAGAAGGGCGACACCTACAACGGCTCCTTCAACGACAACAAGGGCAACCAGGCGGCCCGAGGCGTTACTACCGGCGCGGTCAACGAGATCAACGCCACCGCCGAGGGAGCCAGCGGCTCTGTGAACTCCAACCCCGCCAAGCATGACACCAGCACCGCGCCTGCTGATGGCGATAACACCTTGAGTTTCTTCTAGAAATCCCTCACGGAACACCCCCAACTGCTCCCCCCAGGAAGGCAGGCAGGATAACTGGCTGATTCCATTGGGAGAATAATTAAGTTGCCCTTATGGTGGGAGCAGGAGGGGGAGATCACCTGTGAGAGATACCTAAGGTTATTCCTAAGGGTGTCCCTCAGGTGTTCCTAAAGAGACCTCCTGGGGTGCCTCAGGGGTAGCTTGGGTGGTGGGAGGTTTGTGAGGAAGGCTGTGCTGTGGGATGAACCACCTCATCATAGTCTCCCTACCTCCCATCCCTCAGGCTGCTCCTGGGGTGCCTTCTTCAGGTGAGCAGGGGGAGATGCCCCAGGAAAGTTTTGGGGCAAATTTCTGAGCGCCTTACCAACTCGTTCGTAGCCGCCGGACCCCCGGTGGGGTCGCCTTTGGGGTCTGGTGGTGGGCCTCATTCAATTCTTTTTCCTAGATTCAAGGGTCATCCTGCATCATATCCCGCAACAAGGCCCGGTAACTACCTGATTATACGTCGCGGCCTGGGGATATTCTGTCCCATGGTGGCGGCCAAGGGCCATTCAAA